TCATCTGCTCGGTATGCTTACAGAAAATTGTATCTGCAAAATCGATGTTTTGGAAGAATGAAATTATAGGAATCTCATTAGGTGTACCATCTGATTGATACCAAAAGTTGTTAACATCTTTAGCCTGAATTTCCGTTGCTGCCGTTGTCCCATCGGCAGGTGGTTTAATTTTCGCTTTAGTTCTGAAAGGAAATAATTTATGAGTTAAATCAAAATCACAATCAACCACTGTAAAAGCATTTGAACCATTCCATCCATTGATCGTTTCCTTTGCTTCATAAGTTGCGCCTTGCAAAGTTACTTCACCGGATAAAGAGAATAATGCATCTGATTTATTAGGTATTACACTCCTCCTCGCTCCAAGCAATGCACTTCGATAAGTTCGCCTTAAAGTATTTCTTGTCGTATACCTCATGATGTGTACCAGGTTATATTTCCTGTTGTTGCTCCATCAAAGCGGACACGAAATTTAATTCTCTGATCAGCCTCGAAAGAGATAATTTTTGTTTCACCCTGCACAAGCGTGTCAGAAATAGCAGTGCCTGACTCTTCTGCTGTATCCCAATTATCGCCTGAAACAGATAATTCAAGTAACACAGTAGTGTCATCGCTTAGATCCGCGCTGAGTAATTCAACAGACGCCCTTCCGTCCAAAGGGGTAAAGCCTTCGATTACTCGTGTTGATGATAAATCAATTGTTCCGTTCATGATTTTATTTGTTTTTGTTTTTATAATCTTCGAAACTCTTAACTGGTGTTGTGAGATCAATGCCAAAATCTGACAATGGAGTTGAGCCTAACGGAATCATTGGCTGGTCCATGATAGGATCATCAATCTTTTCTTTGCCTGTTGCCTGTCGGATCTCATTAGGTGACCAATAAGCCTTACTCATCCAATCAACCTGCGTCTGATAACCTTCCTGTAATTCCTCAACATCTGAATAGTCGAACCCCCATTCAAAGCCTTGATCCTCATAAGAACTACCAAAGATTGTCACTGCATTAAGCATGTCCTCCACCTTGTCTAGCGTAGGCATTATGCAGTCTGTCCATGCAGATTTTCTTGCAGTAGCCATGTTGTTGTATGTCTTTTGACCATAGCCGAACAGCTCAGGAGGGAGACCGTACACAGCACATAAAGCAATAATACCGGCTGCACTTGATTGTATCAATTCAAGATCAGCAAGTTTATTCCCCAAATCAAGTTTAGAGAATTTATCCGGGAGTATCAGCGGTAAGCCTCTATGATTTTCCTTAGATGCATTCTTGATCTTTTGCATTAACTCCATCTGCTGCTCAGGGCTTAATCTTTGTGTAGTTTGACCTACTATCTGCTCTCTCGTTAGGATATAAGGCACACCTTGATTCTGAAGTTGCTTAAGCTGTGTTACCTCTGATTCATTTAATTTTGATACCGTTCTAGCCGCTGCCCTTAAAGGTGATAATCCGTGTAGGCTTCGCTCTTGCCTGTAATTTGGGTTTATCAATTTAACGTGGTGGACCTCTGACGGCTCAAAAGTGCTTTTGTAATTCCCTTCTAATCTATACCCCTTCACCGGATCAAATATCGAACCCTCGATGATCTCAACATCAGCAGCAGGGAGAGCATGAAGCTCAATGACCTTACCTTTGTCAATGCCTGATGATAAGCGAGGGGCATAAATAAAATTCTCACCTATCGTCATAAGATAGATGAGATTAGCATCAATAAAATCATCAAGTGTGGTGTGTGAGTTAACCTTTTTTTTGAACTTCAGAAGGTCATGTTGTGTAATCTCTGTCTTTTTTCCGGTAGCGTCTTTTTGGTAAAGTTTCAGTTCAGCTTGCTTAGTCATATTAACTACCCTATTAATAATCGAATAGACCGTGGTATTTCCAGAATATCCCTTTTCGAGATACTCTTCAGGGTCATCAGGCATTATGTTTGCAACACCGTCATGTATAATATACTCATTTATAGCTTGTTGAACTTTTCGATCCGTCTTGCTCTTCGAAGAAAATAGATTAAATAGGCCCATCTATATAATTATTTTTTCGAAAATTACAAAATTAAAACATGTTATGCAACATTTTTTACATAGCGAATGGATTTATCGGATCATGGGAATTATTTATGTCTGCAAAATCACCAAGACTATAAGCGTAACGACAGGCGTCCATTAAATGGTTCATCCAATCCTTAGGCGTTCCATCAAATTGTTTTGTAGCTGTTTTCCTGGAAGCTGGCAGCTCACGGTATTGATAGTACCGATTTTCCTTTGTCAAATTAGGCGAATTGCCACATATCAAAACCTTATGCGATTTTAAAAAATCAATACCGGCATTAATCGAACCTTTACCTTTATCAGCCGGCACAGAGTTTATTCCATTCTGCCGGAGTTCTTCGATAGATTTTGGCTCTGCTGAATCACAAATAACAACCTCATCTGAATAACCGGATGACTTCAACAGCTCTGCAATCTCCCTGTTTATCAAACCTGTTCTATAACATATTTCTTCAAAATAAATCCGTCCTTTCCATTTGATTGTTTTCACGATGGCAGTCGGGTCGTTGGAATATCCGAAGTCAAGACCGAACCATGCCCCCTCAAGTTGTGGCATGTTGTTAATCTGCTCCCAAATAGGAAATATACGCCCCTCGGTAATTCCTCCGAAGTCCCCAAGACAATAGACTTTGTAATAATTTTGGTCAATAAGTTTATACCCCTCAAGCACTTCCTTGTACGTATCATCAATGAACTTATTATCCTTGTAAGTGGTTTTGATGATTGTTGTTTTTTCACGTACACCAGGATTGTCGAAGAAGTATGATTTTAGCCAATGCTCTTCATCAATCGGATTGAACGTTAAAGTTATCTGCAAATCATCACGGCCCCTGAGACGTAGGTTTAATTGTTGAAAGTCCTCCTGTTTTAATTCGCTTGCCTCCTCAACCCATACCCTGGTAATTCCAGCAATTGATTTAATTTTTTCCGGATCATCCATGCCTTTAAATAGAATCTCAGACCCGTTATTGAACCTTATGAATTGAGTAGATTTATTTTCGATGTAGAAATCCTGTAGCCCCCAGTTATTTAGAATATGTATAAATAATGATATTACTGAATCCTTTAATGTCGTTGAAACTTTGCGAACTACAAGTACTTTCTCTTTTTTTTGAAGGCATCTGATTATTTCGTACTGAGTCTGGCTGTATGATTTACTGGATCCGGCCCCGCCGTAGTTAACAACGTACCGCGTTTTCGAGTCCTGCAAATCGTATATCAACGGGTTGAATAGATCCTCTTTGTGCTTTTCCAGGTTGACAAGCATTATTCACGGGTTGGAGGTTTTACGATGATTTCGCCTGAATGCTCGGTTTCACGCTTGTCAGCAAGTCCCAAATCCCTTGCAATAATGTTAGGATTAAGCAACTCAGCAGAGGCTCCTTCAAACTTCTGAGACTTAATTGCATTCTCTATTCGCGTAATGATATGGAAAAAATCATTATTGGCTTTATAGTTCTCAAATGTTTTAAGATCAATATCAGCAAATAAACAAAAGCTAATTATCCCCATTGCTCGCATTTTTGGGACCATCGCCATTGTGATGTCACCCTGGAATGCAAAAGGTTTAACTTCCAATAGCGGGTTTTTTTCAATCCAGTCTGAATATTCTATAAATTCATTCCAAAGTTCTTCCGGCTCATACTTCTTATCTCTTCCATGCTTGTTCCTGAACTGCCAGTAATTATTCCCTTTTGGTGCTGCCATAACATTTCATTTTTATCAAAGTTAGTGAAAAATATTGAATTAGTCTATAGGTGTTGTTATCCCGTAGTTAGCAACCATATAGGGCCACTAACTCATCATTTGCTTTTTTTATTATTTTATCACATCTAACCGCTTGATAACTCCACATGCTATATTGCTCACATATATCAGCATACATATCCTCTAATCTATGTATGCGTTTTGACAAAATTGATATACGGTTGCTAACAAGCGGTGATAATTCATTTGCTTGTGTTACGCTCGAAGGTTCTGCCAGCGCACTCTTACTGTATTCATAAGCTTTTACAACCTCCCTGTCAAATGCAGTTTCTTTTGTATGGCAATTATTTATTCTGTGAGTTAATCTCAAGGCATTATTTATAGTTTCAAATTGCCATTTTGGTATTTTAATAATTTTGTCAACCATCGCTAGGTTATTTAAAGGTTATTACTACGCTCCAACTTTTCTGCGGATTCGTGGAGCAAACGAAATTATACCGCCAGCCGTTAGCTGCAAGTGCTACATTCGTTCATTTAATCAGCGTTAATCGCTTAAATCTTTAATCGCAATTAATACTCAAGTATTCAAGTTCATATTCAACCTCCACAACCTCATTAAACTGTTTACGCTCATAGACATAAGATAATGAATCGACTGTAAATATGTCATGTTCAAACTTTACGGTAATACTTCCACTCCCATTTCTGCATGCCTCATCTTTTATCCGTTCTAATATTTTCGGTTTATTTTTGAAGTAAAGATCAATAAGATCAATGGCCTCTTTATCGTCAGGCATACCAGGGTCTAATGATTTTCTAAAACCTGAACTATTTAAAACATTATCTCCATCTCTTAATCTCAGTAATCCGTTTTCTAAATTACTATTTATAAATTCCTTTGCGATTAATAATGTTGTATTCATGCTATTTTTGTTTAATAAAATATTTTATAAATTAACAATCAAACCACAACAGTCATACGAATATCAGTATCAGGTTAATAACAAGTAATATTATCAATACTACTGATATAATTATACCGGATGCGAATAGTATATCATTTGTTTGTCGTTTCATTTCACAAAGTCTTTTAATTCCTTAATAATTCAATTACAGTTATTATAAAAGCAACAGTAATATACAGAAATATAAAAGTAATATACAGAA